AGGAAATGGAAAATAATGATGAGTCCCCCCGATATAACGACAGCCGCATTATGATGATCGACGACTTGGGCCGCGCCTATGAAGACAAATCCGGCTGGAATCTATCACTACAAGAGGAATTTTTCAATTACCGATGGGAGCATCAACTGCCGACTTTTGTAACGACCAATTATACCTCTGATGACCTCCGGAAATGGGAAGGCTGGCAGAGGATTGTAGATAGATTGGGAGATAAAAACTGGATGACCGCCTACATAATTCCGGGCGGTAGTAAGAGATAAACCAATTACTGGAGGACAAAAATGAAAAAGATTGAGCAGGTTATCGCCGCCTACCAGGAGGCCAGCGATGAAGACTAAACCGATAATTGACCCTGGCTTATTGAAAAAATTATTACGGGCATTGAAGCTGGCCGAGGAAGACATGGAAAAATTTCGTGAGTCCAGTCAGGTTGACCGGGATGAATTAGAAAAAGAGATAACTATTTAGCATGGAGGCCAGACCATGAGTGAGATTGATGATATAGCCGAAAAGACGTTGCAAACACTGCTTGACGAAGAACTGATCTGCGATGATTCGCAGATAGATCACGCTAACCAATTTCACATTAAAAAACATATCCGCGCCGCCATAGACGAGGTTCGGGAGTTCGATAAAGAGCAGATTGACAAATACAGCAGATTACTATCTAAGCGGGAACACAAAATAGGCGACTTGGAGGCCGAGAATGAGCGGTTGGCGAAATTCGCCCGTAGGGTTATCAAATCTCGGTGCTGGGGTGAGGAAACGATGGACGGCGGAGATATACAAGAACTGGCCGAAGAACTTGGATTGATTTACAAGACGACCGCCACCAAAGAAGATGTTGACCCTGAACATTCGGACTATGAAGTTGGGGACACAATCTATAAATTTACGGACGCACTAACCGCCCAGCAGGGCAAGGAGTAGTAATGGGGTTTGAAATTGAATTGGCAAAAAAGGCCGAAAACATTGCTCGCGGATTATCAATAAGGAAACATGGTACCGAGGCACTTTGGGAATCATATCTTACTGAGGCTTATAATAAATTGAGAAAATCGGAGGACTAAATGAAAACGATTGCATTATTACTGTTGTTGCTAATCTGGCCGGTCAGCTTTTTGGTTGCGCAAGACGAACCGATCAAAAAGGTCACGGATGTTTGGTATGATGGGGAGACGATGTGCCAGGAGAGGACGTGGCTTAAAATAGATACCACTAAATGGCTATTTTGGGATATTAAATATGAGATCAAGGACACCACCGACACGGTTTGTTATGATATGAGGCGAAAATATTTATATGAGTCCACCGGAGATGATGGGGCTGTTGGCTATAACCCGTTTGTATTAATGCAAAACGCTGACACGGGATTAATAATGCCGGGAGTTATTGAGCCGCCCGCCCCCGACCCAACTTTTGTAACAAAGTCCCTTAATCCCCCCGATTCAATCAAACAGAAATGGCCCGCCAATTCAGTAGATACACCAACGGTCAAGGTCTGCGATACGGTGATATTGAATGTAAAAAAAGATTTTTCAGGCTGGCCGTTACATAAAAGGCTTGATTCGTTATGGGTATTATTTGATAATGGATGGGAATGCTCTAAAATAGCAGATACGACTGCAATTTGGCAAGATGATAATTGGTATTGCAAAAAATGCTGGTATGAAAGGTGGTGATGCGATGGACCCTGCGGCCTTTTAGAAATCAAAACCAGGTAAACTTCTTATTTCATCGACATTGAGGCCCGGATTTATTAAATTAAGTCCGGGTCGAAAGGAGAATTGAATTGTTGAAATTAACAAGTACGTATATTATATTAATCTCAATATATGTCTTAATGGGATTAGTTATATTGGCCATATTAATTGGTCAATATTTGAGAGCCGAGGAATATAAGCAGCTTTACAACGATTGCTGGATAGCCGATCATAATGCCGAGAGGCAGGCGTTGAAAATATTAGATCGGGAATATTTGGCAGCCGTTCAAGCATTGCGGGATAAATTGTCCGATGAGGATTATGTCAACGCAATATGGAATTCAAATCTTGGTAGTGTAAGATATCGGGAAATACGTGATTCAATTCGAGGAATTGATTCCACAAGATAATATTTTAACAACCGGAAAATATTTCCTTGTCTTTTTTATTTTTTACTTGACAAAGTTAAATTTTGTGCATATTTGCAGATAGAGGGAGTTAGGAAATTATGAGGGAAAATGCCTAATACGATTAATAAAGACAAGGCGGCCTACAAATTAACCGACGAAGCGTTAAAATTTGTCTTGAATGGAATTGCGAATATGCCGCTGACTCAAAAAACGCAGACTGATATTAGGGACGAGCTTGAAGAAAAATTCCATATATCCATTAATCAATCCCGCGTATCGCAGATAACCAGAGAGAAGCATACTGAGATACTGGCGCTCCGGCAGGATATCCGCAATGAAGTAATCGTCAAGACGCCGATCGCCGACAAAATATTTCGACTTCGAAAGCTCCAGAATATATTTGACCAAACCAGGGAGCATAAAATCAAATTAATGGCCTTACGTGAGGCCAGAAATGAAATTGGAGAAGAGTTTGATAAACTGGCAGAAGCCATTGCTAATTCTGGTGGTGATAATATTGTCAACCTCGGGATTCTCACAACCGACCCGGACGAGCTCCGACGACTTATATCAGAGCAATCTGCGGCTTGCGGCGCTACAATCCCGACTGATCGAATGTAAATGGCCCGCCCTTCATACGGCGATCCATTATCACCGCAACACTATCGGTCAGCCGATGTCGTTCCGTGAACGCGGTTGGCGCTGGCAGATTCCTATTTACAAAGACAATTCCCGCGTTATTGTTTTAATGTCTTCGGTCCAGTCCGGCAAAACCGACTGGCTGATTGTCCGGGCCATTACTCATTGCAAAGATGGTAACACGGTTCTATTTTCCTGGCCAACCGAAGAAATGCGCAATAAGCAGGTCCAGAATCGAATTGATAAAGTAATCAAGACGGTCCCTTATTATCGAGATGCTGCCAAGCGAATCGACAGCGTAGGCAATAAACAGTTATGGTCCGGGTCGATTGTTTTCGTTGGCTCGAATTCGATCGTCAATTTTACCGGTATTACCGCTCAGGTTTTCATTGCCGACGAGGTGGATTTTTCGAATATGGATAATATTCGTTACGGTATCGACCGGCTGGCTGCGGCTAAAAGGCTTAAACGGAAACCGTTCGAATATTACGTTTCAAATCCGACGTTATCCGGACATGGTATTCATCGGAAATACGACGAGTCCGACAAGAAGACCTGGCAGATAAAATGTGAGCATTGTAATAAACATCAGGAAATCGACTGGTTCAGGAACGTCGTCCGGCAGACCGATAATAATCTCTATGAATTACGGGATAAAAATTTTGTTGTTGGTCAGGCCCAGGCCAGTAATAGCGTTGCATCTGTTCCCTCTTTTAAACGCGGTGAAACGGCAGAGGATGTAAAAGTCTTCTGCCGTTATTGTGATCGACCGATTGACCGGTTATCCGAAGGTGAGTGGATTGCCGAATTTAAAGACAAGAAAGTCTCCGGTTACCATATCTCCAAGCTATTCACCGATCAGATTTCAATTGCCGAGCTATGGGGCCGGTTTCAATATGCCGTTCAGAATCCAGGCGAATTGCAGCACTTCTATAATTCCGAGCTCGGATTGCCCTATGCCGGCGGCGATAATAAACTTGATTTCGCGAGTCTCGATAAATTGAAAGCAAATTACCGGATGCCGACGACGGCCGACCATTGTATCGCCGGGATTGATGTCGGTAAGTATTTCCATACGCAAGTCTGGAACCTGAAAGACAGTAAAGCTCGAACGGTTTTTGTCGGCGCCTTACCCTCGCCGGAGCATGTCGTTGAAACGCTGAAAAGATTCGGTGTCTATCGGTATGCCATTGACGCTATGCCGGAAACTCATTTAGCCCGGAAAGTTATTGAGCTCATGCCGGGCGGTATGCTGGTCTGGATTCAAGGTGAATCTTCAAAAGGCACGATGGGTAAGTTCGACGAAGTGTCGGTCAATCGGACGGAATTCATTGACGCTATGGTAGCGAATTACCATGCCGGGCTAATCGAATTACCGATCGACTGGGCAACTCTGGATAACGGCGATTTCCTGGCTCAAATGACGGCATCGGTTCGAGTAATCAAGGAGAAAACGGTTTCCGGTGTTAAGAGGCCGGTCTACGTTTGGGACGAGGGCAGTAAACCTGATCATTATTTCCTGGCTGCCGCGCTCGTCAACAAAGTCGCTGAATCGGTCGGCTTCTGCGGCGAGCAGTGGGGGGGATTATGGGGGTGATAGAAAAATCAATACACTGGAAAGATAGAAAAAGATTTGGTATTAATTTACAAGGTAAATCTGACGCATTATATATTTATCTTAATTATTGCTTTAATGCAATAACGCAAGGCCAGATAATTTGCGACGAGAGGGGGATTGTTTATAAGCAAGAATTTGGCAAAGACTTTGTTGATAAGATAGAACAATTATTGACTGAATGCAGAAAAGATAAAGCAGATGATTAACAAATCCACCATAAAAGAAGCATTGTTGATATTTTTTATTAGTGTATTTATCGGCAGTTGTTTTGTGGTTTATTATCTCTACAATCAGTCTAATACATATAAAGCCGAAGCCGAGAAGTGGCGTTTATACTGGCGGGCCTGCGCTTACAACCACAAGAAAGAATTGCCCGAAGACGGGGCCTTATTATTCGTCGACACCAGTCTGTATATTGTTATCTTTTTCGAGGATTCCGGGCGGGAGGGATATCGGATAATGAAGCCGAAACCAAAACCCCGAATGAGCTGGCATACGATGGAAACAATGACCGATACTGGTCAGATAGATATCATTGTTGATAAGAAGCAATCTCGAGCAGCGGACGCAGTTCATGATTCAATAACTCATATAAAAAAGAAAGGCGAGAAATGGAAGTAAGTACTAAAAAACCGGACGTTAATCAAATTGCCCGGACTGCTATTAATCAGCTTGAATGGTTAGTCGAGGAATATTGCTGCGCGGGCTCTTTTCCTCGTCATAAAACTCCGGTAAGAATCAAAGGCATTGAGATATTTATCCGTGATTCAAAAAAACTTTTAGGAATGAACAAGGCGAGAAACGACGACAATGATTGACAATATTTGATAAACTAAAAAACTGGTTTAGCCGTCCGACCCGGATGGAGTTCAACAGTCTCCGGAAGATGATAACCGGGTGGGTGTCGGACTACCTCGTCCGCGGCGGCCAGAGTGAACATCCTGAAAATACCGAAGCGGCGGCTTTAACCGAGCGCCAGGATGCTAATATTGCGATCGCTATACAGCGTAAATCTCAAGCCCTCGCCTGGTTGCCGGTGACCGTTCAGGATGTTATTATTGAAGACGGTCATCGCTCTTACGAAGACAATCTCGATCATCCGGCCCTTGATATAATTCAAAACCCGAATCCCTGGATTACTAAAGCCGAGTTGATGGTCCATTTCTCGGCGTCGCTTGATCTAACGGGCAACGCTTTTTGTCAGATCGAAAAATTGGGCGATAATATTAACCTCTGGCCGATTCAAACTTATCGGGTTAATGTCAAGCATACCAAAGACCAAAAAGAGATCACGGAATATGTCGTCGATGAAAACAAAGAAACCGAGTATCATTTAAAGCCCGAGGAAGTTCTACATATTCGGTATTATAATATCAATAATCCGCTATATGGTTTGTCGAATATTCAGCCGATTGAGCGGCAGATATTGATGGACTATTATTTAGAGATGTATAATAAAATCTATTTCAAACAGGGTTGCTCGGTATCTATGATCTACGCTCCCGGGGCGGGTATGCAGTTTACGCGAGAACAGGCCGAACAACTAATCGAGGCTTTCAATAAAAGTCATGGCGGGTATAAGAAGGCTCATAAGATTTTCGTTCCGCAATACGGTGGTGAATTGAAAGAAGGTGCTCAGTCGCATAAAGATATTCAGTTTGAAGTTCTCTTGAAACGTAACCGGGAAAAGATATTCGGGGTTTTAGGCATACCGCCCTCGGTGGCCGGTATTTACGAATACGCCAATTATGCGAATGCGAAGATTCAAGAGGAAACCTTCTGGCGGCACACACTTATCCCGCAGCTTAATATTATCAAGGACGCTTTAAACCGGCAGATTTTAAAGCGCTTTTATCCCGAAGAGGATATCGTTTATAAATTTGATTTATCCAGCGTGGAGGCATTGCAGGCCGACCGGCTCAAGGAAGCCCAGAGACTGGCTATCCTGGGTCGGCATTATATGCCTATTAACCGGGTATTGGAGTCGCTCGGTCAAGACCCGCTCGATTACGAATGGGCGGAATTGCCGGCGGCTTTTGCATTAAACGAATATAGGGGTTTTCAAAACGAGGTGGTTGGAAACCTTGAGGCTGGCGCGACGGGCCAAGCCGGGTTCGCCTTACCGGGGCGGTCCGTCAAAGCCGCCAAATATCAGCGCTGGAAACGATACGATGATTTTCTGTCCGCTAAAGAGCGCCGATATAAAAAGATCATCCAGGGTTATTTTAAAGGTCAATCGGAGCGGCTTATCGATGCTATCGCTAAAGCGACTGCGAAAGGATTGTGGATGCGCGATTGGTATTATAAGCTGCAAATCAAAGAGGATACGCCGGACCCGAAATATATCAGCTCGATATTCGATAAAGATATTGAAAACGCTTATCTGGTGGCTGAGATCGAATCTTATCTTAAAGATGTAATCTTGGATTCCGGCGATCGAGTCTTTGGGCAATACAACGTCGATCTTATTTTTAATGTCAACAGTCCGGAGGTCGATGGTGTTTTGACCCAGCTCGTTAATCGCAGTGAGAAAATCAACAATACAACCTTCAATGGTATTCGAAATATATTGATCGAAGGCTACGAAAATCAGTGGTCGCTTGGTCAGCTTGAAAAAGAAATCAGGGAAACCTTTACACAATTCAGCCGGGTTCGGTCGGTCCGTATCGCCCGAACCGAAATGCTTACGGCTGTCAATGGAGGAACGCAAATTGGCTATCAGCAGGCCGGTGTAGAAAAAAAAGAATGGCTGGCGTCTTTAGATATATCGACGCGGGATAGTCATTTCGATCTTGACGGTGAGGTTGTCCGGGTAGATCAACCGTTTACCCGGGGCACTTGGCCGATGATGTATCCCGGCGATCCGTCGGCGCCACCCGAGGAAGTAATAAATTGCAGATGTACGACAATTGCGAACTTTGATGACTAAGCAAGGCGAGGAAGGAAAGACGATATGAAAAAGCGTCTTTTGATTGCATTATGGTTTATTTTGCTGGCGGCGGTATTGATTGTAACCTACATACCGCCGGAAAACCCGACCGCGGCCGAAAAACCGAAAGGCCAGAAAATGTCCGGTTCGGCGCGATTCACTCATGAGATCGGACTTGACGCATCGGCTAAACAGGCCGAAACGACAACCGCACAATGGCGATTCCCCGGCCTTGACGATTACAGCACGGTCTTTATTCGGATCGGTGCCCGGCTTTATGAATGCGACAGCGCGGGGGTTGGGGGGTCGGATAGCCTGATCGATACCGTTGACGATTCGATTAAAGTTATGGCTTATACCGGTTCGGAATCGGGTTATTTCGATGATTCCGATGCGGCTCCGTTTTGGACGGCAACATTCGCTATCGTTGATTCGGATTTGACAATTTTAGAGCTACCGGATTTTGACGATTCCGGATTTATCGCCGACTGGTTACAATGGTCAGTGGTTACGCTTGTCGACGACTCGGCTTCCAATCAATCCGATTCAACGGTTACCTACGAAGTTTATATCGAGCAATTCGCAAGGTGACGGCCGATTATGCGTAAGTTTAGAACCGGTGAAAACATAAAGACGGCTGAGCCGAAATCAAAAGAATTCATTCTGACGATTTCCGGCTATGCCTCGACTAACGCCGTCGATTCCTATGATGAGATTGTTAAGCCGTCGGCATTCGGCGATACGATGACCTCGTTTATGGAATTCCCGGTTTTACTGGTTAATCATCTCTGGTTTGACAAACCGGTTGGTAAGGTCATTGACTATAAGATCGATCAAAAAGGTTTATGGATCGAGGCCGGTATAGCCGATACTATCGAGGGCCGTGATGTCAAGACATTAGTCGAGTCCGATATCCTAAAAGCCTTTTCAATCGGTTATTCGGTGCCGGAGGGCGGTTACGTTGAAAATGAAGAGGACGAGCCGAACGAAATTGAAGTCCTCGACCTCTGGGAGATATCGATTGTCAATGTCCCGGCGAACCGGGAAGCTTTAGTCGAGGCGATCAAAAAGAAAGATATCAAACTTAAATCGTTATCCCTTGAAGGCGGAGGGAAAACCAAAAGGAGCAAAACTATGTCCACAATTGACCCTGAGAAAATGCAGGAGCAAATCAAGGGACTTGAAGCCGAGCTCGCAACCGCCA